CGAGGAGACTTTAGCGTTTTCGGTACAAATACCACCCTTACCGGTGGCTCCTGTCGGAGCCAATCCAGTTTGGAGTAGTATGTATCCGAACCGTCGACACCAAGTCCTTCAGCCAACTCATTGTAGTTAGCGAAAAGGTAAGTATCGGCGGGGAAATAACGCTCAAGTCTATGGGTCCATTGAGAGTAGTTCCATTTGGCATTGCCAAGGGTTCTATCTGCAGTGGATCCAGGTCCGTGATTTGGCACGAACTCGGAATTATGAAGCATCTGCTCCATTTGCCCGAATACGTGGCCATATAATATGCGAGACACACGACAATAATTGCTATTATCGATAGTCTCACAGACACGGACCCTCGCGAGCTCCTCCTCACATTCGATAAAAGCTTGCTCAGCAAGCTTCCTACGTTTGTGAGTACACTCGATTTTGATTTTACTGAGCGATAAGCAGATCTGCCTAATCGCATCAATAGCATCGAGATCAGGTGTAACAAGGAGTTCTCCTTCCTGACAGTTGAACACGAGACTCGTGAAACCTTGCAAGAAAGCAGGGAGACACCGACCTTTCTGCGTTCTGAATGCAGAAAAGTCACGAGGAGTTGCTTTACCTCGCTCTAAGCAACGTATAAAGCTTTTTGCGAAGTTAGGCAGGGTTATCGTAAGGAACGATAATCCTTCGTGTTTGACACGTGATTGGATAGTTTTCCAATCTCGGTCAATGGAGGTGGAACATACCATACCTGCGTCTGCAAGTATGGCTCTTTGGAGACGTGTCAAGCTTTTCAGGGGATCCATTCAAGGTATCCTCTTCTTTAGCTGAAAGACACAATCCGAAGATTCTGATCCTTTTAGAGATACCTTTCTGACTGAGCCGGAACACGCTGTTTCACAAGTTCATTGAAGAACTCGCGCATCAGCCTGAACTGACTACAGCCAGAACCAGGAAATAACCAGCTAGAGCGCGTCTGAGCGAGTGTAACCAAGTCCCGAAGGAGTTGGTCATAACTCATCATAAGCGTCATGCCAGTATATGCCTGTAAGGTATCTCCGGAGTCGTCCTGATACGCACGTGAACACCAACGTGAATTCTCTCGAATTCGTGTGGCAAGATCCCTAAAACGTTTAGGAATCTTACCCAATGGTGTTGACATAGCGTACTCCAGCTCGGTGATGAGGGGTTTGACAAAATCATTCAGCCCGAAAGCTGAATGATGAATCAAACTAACGCATCTATCAAGGACAACGTCCTCGGTAGAATTGGCCTTGAACAGGTCAAGTTGCATAACCTTATCTCCTTACTGAGGTTACGAGACTACATACGTAGCTCAGGAGCCCTCCCCCGTTCGGGGGCGGCGACTACGATTCCTGGCCGATAATCTGGGTATCTTTCGCGGTATCCAGATATCCGGCCATGCCCTGGACGATATAATCGACTTCCGTCGCCGTGTAAAAGGCAGACGAAGGCCGATCAATCACCAGCCAAACACTCGCACGGGACTGAACGGTCTCGGCGGTGTAAGGATCCGTTGCATCCTTGACCTGGTCAAGTCTGACCAGGCTACGAATGCGACCTGACTTCGATTGATGGGAAACCTTCAAGGTGAAGGCTCCATCCGAAGTCATGTATACGGACTGGCGTCCACTCGTCTCGATTCGAGCGAGGGACTTTGCAACAGAGTTAATTGTAACACTCTGAGGATCAGACAGTGCCATTTCAGCAGTCTCCTAGGTGGTTAAGAGCGTCTCACGACGTTCACGACCATCAACACTCTTTATAGGATTCCCACTCTTAGGAGTCCTAGAGCAGTGAGGATGGATTGCTGAGTCACGGACAGATTAGCCGTGGCTTGCAAACCAAAGCGATCGGCTGGATACCTGCATTTTGTGGAAAAGTGTTTCACACTATTCGCAGTGTACAAGCCGTCAGATCCCGTCCAAGTATAGTATCTATGGGTGTGACCCATCACATACGCATACTCGGCGACTTCTCGGTCGGCCCAGGTCGTGTGAGCATTCTCTATGAGATCGCCCACATTACTAAACCAATCGATTAGCCAAGACCACGGGAGAAGGTCCCAGAGTAGCTTTGGAGTTGGATATGCTCCTAGCAACCGTGCCGCTATGCGAGTACGGCTCTCTGGTACATCCAGATCATCAATATAGGTGATGAAACTACCCGCAAACCAAATATCTCTGGTTTTGCGGAAAGTAACAGTCCTATATGGTGTTCCATACGAACTCGCAGGAAGGCCGGACAAGGCTTTCGTGTTGTTCGCAAGGCCAACGGTACCCTGCTGGTTAAGCAGGACGCTGGAGGTGGATGTAGATAAGATACGGGCGTGCCTTCTGACGGGTTTTCCGTTATTCCTGACGATAGAGTCAAGAGTATCCTCAAGCTTCTTTTTAACGTCAAAGAGACGTTTAAGATCCTTAAGGACAGGCGCCCAACCAAATTCGAGTCCGACGTAGTAATCGGCGATATCGCGAATCTCCTTAACGCGTGCATGTAGCATGCGTGGAAGATCACGCAACTCGACGAGAGACTGGCCGAAGTTGAATAAAGGTTGGTCTGGATGTGCGCGAGCCCATCCAGTAGGCCCGTAATCCTGGACATCGGAATAGTCCATTGTAGGTGGGTAGTAAGCCCCCCTTATGAACTGTCCGTTGTGGTATATATCGTTTATTGCGGGATAGAGATGCCCGTAATACCGAGTATGCCACTGCCAGGGGAAAGAGCATGCCGCAGGGCTATGCTCCCACCAACTCGCTCTAGAGAGGAACTCACCACCATTATCTTTGATTGGATAATGGCGGTACCTCGTAAAGACCGGGTTGGGGATAGTATCCGATGTGACCATGTACCCCCTACGGAAACCCCAAGTGATCGGGGATCCGGAGGATTCATGGGCAGGTAAAGGATTGTTAATTAAGGAATGCCACTGGAACTTAGGACTAC